GATAATTTTACTAGTTAGCCGTATGCATCGCGTAGAACTTAGCACGCAGTGCTGGATCCATTCCATTGGCGCTAAATGCTTGACTTACATCCACATTGGGAATCATGGCTCCAGTTGTAAGAGCCGGATAACCTGGAGCGCCAAATCCAGTCTGTGACATGGGCAATTTAACTGGAGGACCAGAGTAAGTGCCATATGCTTCAGTGGAAGAATTTGGAGTATAAAGAGCTGCACCCATGGGAGCGGAATTAGTTGGTATTCCGCCTAGGCCAACAGTAGTAGTAGGAATGATTGGATAAGGTAAGTTGTAAGCTTGCTTAACAGTGCTGTTGTAATCTCCTTGCATGGGATTATCCATTGCATAAGTTGGCATAATTCCGGAAGAACGTACAATTGCATTAGGCTGTTGATTGGCGTAGTTCTCGACAGATGCAAAGGTCGGTGCGTTGGTATACAAGTTTTGCGCTAAGGGTTGCTGCATGGTTCCATGAAGAACCTGTTGAATGGTGTCATATCCTGCTTGGCCGGGCTTAACTTTACCGGCAAGATCTTTATGACGTTCCGCCCAGATACGCATGCCCATGTCTTCAGATTTTGAATAATCTTTAGACGCAACATCAAGTGCACGTTGTTTAGACCACGCATCTAGCTGGGGATCTTGTGCAACTTGTTGTGCAGTACTTGAAAGCTGTTGTTGATAAGCACGTTCTGCTGCAGGAGAAGACTGAGGATTTGGCACATAACTTGCCATGTTTCCACCACCAATGCCACCACCTGCGCTGGGACCACTATAGGCACGCGCTGCTGCAGAAAGACGAAGCTCTTGGTCGCGGTAAGATTCACCAGTTTTATCTTTGGGTGGAATGCTTCCAATTACATGTGAATACGGACCATTTAATGCGCCGCGATCACTTAGTATTGCATTTTTACTTAACCAATTAATACCTGCGTTTGTAGCTGGAGAAGCCGTTGCATAACCAGCCATACCGGCGATGCCTTTAATGAGCGGGCTGCCAGGAGCAAGTCTTGCGGCGGCGGCACCTGCGCCCATAGCACCTAGCTCTCCTCCTGCTGCTGACACAATGGCGTTAACAGGATTCCCTCCTTGGCTAAGCCTATTACCAACATCTATTGCTGGCTGAACTAGCCTACCAAAAAGACTACCAACTCCACCAAATCTTGCATTAACCGGTACAGCCTTGCCAACTTGCCTTGCAGTTGTATTAACAGTTTGTCCAGATAGTCCAGCCATTAGCGATAAGCCTCATGAAGATAGATACGTGAACCAACAGCGGTGTCAGCAGGGCCTGGCAACGCTTGAATAAACTCAGCACCAGAGCGTTCGTAGCGGTACCGAGCTTGGAATTCGTCTTTGTAGTTAGGTACAAAAAGAATACCTGCTAAACGATTTGTCTCATAGAGATAAATCTGATTCCAAACCTTAAGTGCTTCTGCAGCATTGCTTGAGCGAATCGTACGATCCACGTCACCAAGGATGCTTTCCAGGCGAGTGCTGGGATTAGAGGCAACTTCAGTTTTCTTTTCAGCCGTATCACAACGACCAAGTTGAATAATCAACTTATCGTGAAAGTACGAGTCCGGAATAGTATTAAGAGATTCTTCCAGGCGTGCATAGTCACCTGCCGGTACTGAAACCGTAAAGTATCCGAGATGATACCGGACCCTGCTTTTATCGTACTCGGCTAATTGCACTAACTTAATACGTTATTTTTCAATTATAAGAGCTTAAAACTCAACCCCAGATGGCTTTAATGTATTCCTGTGGAAGTCCACCAGTATCAGTAACTCCTTGCAGCATACCAGTACCACCACCCATAAGCCCTGAAAGAAGTTGTTCTTTAAGAAAATCTTGTGGTGTTTTCGGTTGCTGTTGTTGTTGTGAAGATGCTTGATATTGTGTACCTTTTAGGAAAGCTTCTAAGATATCGTTAGTCCGCTGCTGTGACTGATCGTAAGTAGGCGTTGTAGATGTAGTGCCAGGGGGAGTAGAAGTTGGGGATGCAACTGTTGGTTTTCCTAGCGTTGACATGTGGCCAAAGCCAATTTCATATTTGTTATCTCCTGTTACAAATGTGCCAAGGTTGCCAAAGCCTCTACTGCCTGGCTTGGGGGTGTACGACCCGTTGCCATAGTAAGAAAGTTTTGTTGCCGCCGGTAAAGCCAAATCTTCTCCCTGGTGGAACGAACTGGCTCCCGCTGTAGGCGCCACACGAGAACCAAACTCCGAAGTAACCGTAATACCTGATTGAGGATTGACTACAATCTTGCCGCTTGCATCTTTAACAAATGCAGGAATTTCTTGTTGGCCAACACGAAGCCCCATGAGAGGACTACGAATGGTTCGTGGATCTAAATATTGACCAGTGGCGACATCTTTTACATACAAGTGCGCATGTGGGCCAGTGGCTGTTCCGCTTTGGCCAACATCCCCCAGGTAAGTTTTAATTGCCATATTCTTGACTCAATCTTTTTATTTTAAGACAAAAAAACCCCGTCAATTTTGACGGGATTAAAGTATGGCTCAAACTCTTACCAAGTTTGCAGCAAAGACAGAATCCCAGTCTACCCGACGAATTTGTTTTAACTGCTCCAGGTTATTAAACCTTTCACCTGACAGGCTCATCTGCAAGTCTTTAATTTCCCGAGCAGTTTTAATGCCAATTCCTTTGATATGATCCGCAATCATTTGTGCAGTAGCACTGTTGATATTGAGGCGGGTATCAGGCGGAAACTTGCGGGGTTCTTCGGCGGCCGCCTTGTCTTTTACCTGAAGAGTTTTAACTTTTTTAGTTGCCTCTTCATCTGGCAAAAGCTCTACTTTGTAAGCAGTAAAAAGACGACCGTCTTGATCTTCGACCATATACCAGTCGCCATTATCAAACTCACTTACAATTTTGACGCGAGCGCCGTTCTTTCTGTGTTGGTAAAGCATGGATACCAGAGGGTGTCTGGTATCCACTTTAACCTAATCAGCTACTTATGTGGCTGATCAAGCGTTGCTAACAGTACGGCCAGTCAGGTAGCCATCGATGTCTTCGTAGCCAGGAGCATCGTCCGGACGGATGTAGCAAACTTCAACAACCAGGTAGCCAGTGCGGCCTGCGGTAGAATCTGCATCAGAGATGTAGATTCCACCAGAAGTGGAAGTATCGTTGGCAGCGCCCTTAGCAAGCACACCCAGAGTGGTGGAAGCGGTAGCGGAGTAAAAGCAAACGGTACCTGAACCAACACCAGAGATAGCGGGAACGCCAGTGCTGGTAATGAAGGGGTTAGTACCAAAAGCTTGCGTACCACCAGCGAAGTAAATCTTGGTGGAAGCATCACCGGAAACAGTCGAGACCATGTTGGCCTGGATAGCACCTTCGGCAACACCGGAGAACGCAACGCCAGTGACGGCGGAGACAGTACCAATGTTACGCCCGAAGGAGATGATGTTGCCGGTAGAGGCATACACACCAGAAGCAACGCGGCCATCACCCCAGCCAGAAGCCACGGAGATCGCGGTGCGATACACATAAGCGGGCTGGGTGGCGCTACCAGAGATCACCATGCCGGTGATATCGGTGCGGGTGTCGTCCTGACGGTAAGGTGAAGGAACGATCACACTCATGTAAGCACCGCTAGCGGTAGCATTACCTGAGGTCCAGGTCACGGGCACATAGCCACGTTGCTGGAAATAACGGTAGCCGGGGACGGCCAACACTGAGGTAGGGCCACCCTTGGAAGAATCGTTGGTACCATCGACGGGGCTGGCGTCAATGTTTTTGTACCAACCGTTAAGAGCATTATTCCAGTTACCTGGATAGATCTTTTTAGCGGACAAGTAGGTCATTTATCTCTCCTGAGAATAAAGGTATAAGTTACTTAATAACGCCGTCGTCTGAAACGAAGCTGAAGGCGTTGGTGATGAAGTCCTTGTTGAGGATTTCAAAGCCAGCGTACAGCTGCCAAATCAAGATGATAAAGCGGCTGAAGTCATCGTTGTTGTTGATGAGCACTTGAGCGTTGGGACCGCCGATACCGACGCCAACAGCTTGAGGACCAAAGAAGTAACCTTGGGCGGCTTCTTGGGAGCTGTAGTTGGAACCACCGTCAAAAGAAGTGCTGATGGTCTTGGTCGGGAAGTTGGTCGATTCAAAGAACTTAACGCCTTCAAATTGCACGCCAGTAGGCATGACGGGTTCACCAGCAAGGAAATAACCTTGACCAGCTTGGGGACCCATGTAGAAGCTGGCGTTGTTGGGCATCGCAGGGTTGCCCATGTACATCCCCTGACCGGGGTTGCCAGCATAACGAGCGATCTCACGGAAGTCAGCGTCACGACGCAGGTGCATCATGAACGTAGGATCGCAGATGCAACGATACAGACCATCGGAATAGGTCGGCACGTTACGCTTGCGCAGGTCCTTAACGACGTTCAAAAGGTCGGTACGAACTTGGAACTGTTGGACCTGAGCGGTGTACTCAGTGGAGGTATAAGAAATACGACCAGAGGCATCGTTGGTTTTGCCACCAGCAAAGTAGTAACCACCTTGGGTAGTATCAGCTTTGCCGTTGGCTTCGGCTTTGGCCAGTTCGTCAATGAAGACGCGGTCACGCCACCGGCGATAGTCATCAAGCAGCGTCAGGCTACCGATGGACTGGTGGAACATGTTGAGGTTGCCGGTGTCCAGCAGCATGCGCTGGGCAGTGATCAGGGTCTCACGGGCAATCTTAAAGGTCGAAGGCTGGGTCGGATCGCCGGGGTCTGCAGGACCGGTGTATTCCTTAAGCACCACCAGGACTTTCTCCTTGGTGATGTTGCGGCTGTTAGCGGTACCGATAGTTTGGTCGGCAATACGCTCACGGCTGTCCTTGGTACCAGGAGTACCCCAGAACTTGTAGCGGTCTAACTGAACGGTTTGGCCGGGCTGGCGAGTGAAGTCATGGACAACCACGGGCTCAACTGCCATTTCCGCGATGTATGCAGGGTGGGGACGATAGAGTTCCGCACCAAGAATCTTAGGGAAATCGTTATCAAGAAACACTTTGTTTTATCCTCCAGTGTCGCAGGACTGTAGTTTGTCAGGTGAAAGATTCAGACACAACAATGTCTTATCTACTTTAAATTTTAGCAGCCAATAATTTTACTTATTGGCCACCAAAATTATTTACTTAATCACTCCATTACAAACAATTTGTTTGCAACAACTTGAGGTTGAGCTTGGTTCAAAACGCGCCAGGCATTCTGGGGGTCACGCGCCATAATTTCATTGAAGCCGCCCCAGAAGTTTTCGGGTTGCTGAGGAGCATCAGCTGAAGGGGGAGCAGGGAAGTTGCCGATGTTAGCCATGGCAGGCTGAGTCGGATAACCGGGACGCTCAAGTTCCGCCGTGCTTTCGTACACAGGATACGGACCTTCGGGACCAAAGAACCGCAGCGTGTAATCGCTAAGGGTGTCGGGATTGGTCAGGATTTCGTTGTAAGCCAGGTTCTCCTGGTGCTCATTAACCGCAAAGTTGGCATAACCACCCAGGGTAGCAGTAGCCTCATTGCCCCAAGCAACAGCACTATCCAACATTCCTTCAAGTTGAAGGGCGTAGTTATTTAGAATTCCGGGTGCTTCCTTTCCGAACGCGTCCAGAACTTGGCGTGTTTCGTTGCTTAGGTTGTAGTAGTCCGCGATTGCCAGGTCCACTTCCCGTGCTTCCACTGCCGGTAAGGGCATTGAGGATGTTTGGGAATAATTGGGCGATGAGACCTGGCTGGGATACGAGGTCTGCATCCCCAATGGTTGCAAACCCTGGGGGCTGCTGGGCACCCCATAGTTGGCCGGGGCGTACTGAGTCGTCGGTGTCGACGGTTGACCCTGGAAGGGGGATTGGACTGGAGCGCTCAGTAGGTTGACCACCTTGTTGAACGCCGATTCCCATGGGTTGCTGCTCGGTGCTTCCTGAGAGGGCACCGAGTAGTTCGGTTGGGATTGGGGGGCGTACTGAGTAGGGGCGTATTGGTAGTTGGGGGTCGCCTGAGGTACCGCTTGGGGGTAACTCGTACCCACCTGATACGCCTGGGGCGCCGGCGCTTGCTGATAGCTGGGAGCCACCGCTTGCGTCGGAGTCGGAGCCGCCATCACGTAGCTGCTTGGTGCTACTGACGGTGCTTGGCTCGTCTGTGGGATCGATTGGACGGTAGCGTCCTGCATAACTCATCTCCTTTTGTAATGCTTCTAAGGTTCGATACAGATACGGTGTTAGATCCAGCCTTGGATCCGCAGCCATCGGAAGATCCGGTGACTCCGGGTGGGGGGTCTGCATCATTCCACCCACTAGGCGGGCAAATTGAGAAAATGCATTCTGCAATTCACCGACCATCCTGAACGGGAAACCGCTTAACATAGCGGCTCGTTCCTCATCCGTTTTTGACGGAAAGAGAAACTTCAGTGCTTCAATGCTATCAACACCTAACTCCTGAAGGTTTCTTACGACAATAGAGTTATTCAAAACGTCTTGTGTAGATTCCTCATACACAGGACCAGTCCAACGCCAAAGGACCGTGAGATCACCATCGGGAATTAAACCTGTGACGCCTGGAGGAACAATTTTAGTGTTCATGCAGGCCATCATTATTTGTTTGACTTTTTCATCAAACCCAATCATGGCCTCTTTGTACGCTTGATTTTCCTCTGGTGGAGCATTCTCAGGTGGTTCCACAGGCTCCTCAAAGCCTGCGGCATGTGCTAACGATGCCCTGAACAATCTTTCTTCTTGAAAAATAATTAACTCAAGACAACGCGCAATGCCGTAAGTATAAATAGCAGTAGCTTTTTTCTTTGATGTAGCAGCAACACGACCAAATAATGATTTGTATTCTGTTGCAGTTACGCCTGCTGAAATAGATAATTCATCTACACCACCAAGTGCAGTTCGAATCTCTTCTCGGTAAGTACGGGCAAACGCATTTTGGTCGCCAGTAATAGCATCTGGAACAATGTAACCAACCCGATCATTTGGCTCTAGGTTTGCAATGACCCTTGGTACACGAATTTGACCATCTACACTACTGCGTCCAATGGGATCAGCTTTAAACGTAGATCGGCTTAGTGCTCCCAAGCTGCCAAATCCTGAGTTTGCCGCAATAGATGGTCGCTGAACTGCAGAGTCTGCGCCTGACTCCATAAGGTCAGTCT